CACCGAATAAAATTGAGCTGACCACATGTCGTCTTGAGACCCTGAAAGTCTATGCGCTCTGTTCGACAAAAGGGGTCAAACAGCTTCTTGGAGTAGCCGTCCAAGCTGGACTTGTATGCAACGTGGACCGTGAAAAATTTTCCATTTGGTGCAGTAAAAGTCGTCTGATTATTCTTTGAATAATTTGTCACGAACCATTCAAGCTTTCGCAGAGAAGGTCCCTTTCCTCTTCCGAGGATATCATGGAGCTTCTCGCGATTTTCGGGCACGTCATAAAACTTGGAAAGGCTCGTTAATAGCAATTCTGTCTTTGACATTTGTTTATAAATTCATCAATTCTCTAAGCTTACCAAGGTGTCTCGACCCTTTCTACGGACCGTGGGACTTGCGGAACCTGGCTTTGATGAAATTTACAATACCCATTCTCTTGTGGAGTTTTCAAGCATCTTTTCTTGCTCTTGAGAATTCCAGAACAAAAATGGCCTCCGTCCGAGCCAAAATCTTTTATGAGACGCTCGAGAGGTAAATCATAAGTTTTAGCGACTCTCTCTAGTAACTGATTCGTCCATAGCGCCTTGCGCCGAGCAAAGTCCTCTTCGATAATTTCGATGAGCTGTTTCTCCATACCTAAGAAGGGTTGGAAATTTTTAAGGCCCCAACGAACTTTGCCAGGAAAGCTTTTCGGGCTTGCGCTTCAGCCGAGCTCGCAATCTCGCGGTCGGCCGCCTTGAGCGCCTCAACCTCTGGCGATTCCGAGACGCTCTTGAGAAACTTCTTGTTGAATATGGTGTCCGCATTGACCAAAGGTTCTAAAAGGTCCTGGACCGGATTCTTGAATTGATTCGTAAAGTAATACTGATAGTCAATCAGGACCCCGTTTGCCTTTACAAATTCAGGGTCCTCGGCTTTTTCGAACATCTTACCGTCGCCCTTTACGATAACGAACGAAACGCGATCACCCTGCTGAGGCTCTGACCCGGGTGCGCGCTTCCTGATTTTGTCACGAACAGCCACATGGGCCATGGGAACCTTGTAGTCTGCCCCGAGCTGCTTACTCATCAAGAGCTTCTCGATAGGAACCTTCCCGCCCATCAAAGTCCGCGCCGCGCCGCGAGCCGTCTCGATGACCGGACGCGGGTCGTTCGATTCTAGGACCATCTCGAGGAGCGTCTTGAGCGTCTCGCGCACGAATGGACAAATGTCACGCCTTACGACCTGCAGACCCTTGACATCGATCTTCTTGAAAACGCAAGAGACTGTTCCATCCGGAAGATTCTTACCCTCATACATCTTGGCCGCGTAACGCTTTTTGCTATAGAGGAAATATGGGCAATAAACTTTCTCAAGTTCAAGATCGTTCGGAGCCTTGAAAAGCTTCGTGCATTGTTCGGCCGCGAGCGAACCTTGGGCCCAGCTGTAATCGAGGGCCTCTTGACCTTTACGACCCTGGACGTCAAATTCGACCATTACTGAGTCCGTGTCACCATATCGAACCTTTGCACCCGGGAAGTTCTCCTCGACATAATTCTTCGTCTGCTCGATCATTTTCCGGCCTTGCATAGTCACGGTCGAGGCAATCGCGACCAGGGGCAACATCCCCTTTGAAGCACCCGTGAACCCATAGATGCTATTCATACTAATTTTGTAAGCCAACTGCTGACCATTGTAAATAGCCTCCATAGGTGTTCCCTCATTCTGAGCCATCAGCTTCTTGGCCTTTTTCCTGAAAGCCTTCAGGTCCGTCAGAATTACGGGCAAGAGGGACGGGGCCGGAGCCTGAGCAAACCGGTGTGGCCCGAACTGTTCATAGGTCACTCCGGGCAAATTGTCGTATTTGGGGTCCATCACGAGCGTCGAATAACAAAGATTGTGAGCGCACATAATGCTCGGGTATAGGCTCGCAAAGTCGAGCGCAGTAATAGGACCATAATAGGCTCCGGTCTGTGCCTCGAGGACAGTAGCACCTTGGTAGTCACTCTCGACCCCGCCCTTCGGAACTCTGATTGTCGGAATAATGAAATTGAGCTCTTGAGCCTTTTTGGCCATCTGACTGAACACCTTGATCTGCTGGCCCCGCTCGCTCAGAAAAGCCAGAGGGACCCAGCACGCCTTGGCCATCTCTATCTGGTTCTGAATCTGACACAATTTATCCATTAATTTGTGAGGAAGGACCGTATCCTGAATACAATATTCGGCAACCTCGCCAAGCCGCTTAGGGTCGCCCTCGGCGAAACGACTAAAAATTTCCTTGACGGGCATGTCATTTTTCTGATCCTTCAAAAAATGCTTAGAAACATTGTTCAGACTATAGGACTCGAGTTTGTGCTCGCGTTTTACATCTTGAAAAAGATCAAAGACATACCGACCCTTCATAGGGACCATCTTGAGCTGATTATTTCCAAGAGCGCTCGAACTCAGATTCTTTTCGACGAGTTCTGCAACCTCGCCGCGAACACGGCCCCATACCGGGCTCAGATCACAATGAACAGTTGCCCTTATCAAGAGATACTCTAGATCGAACCCGAAGATGTTCCAACCCGTGATGATATCTGGATCATTCAAAACCAGATATTTCTGAAAGGCCTCAAGGAGCGCGCGCTCGGTATCGAAGCTCTCGCAATCGGGCGCGTCAGTCTGCTTCAGACACAGGCACTTGCGTGTGATTTCTTCAGAGCCAAAGTGCCTCGTAGTCATTCCAATCTGAAAAATGACATCGCTGCGGTTCTTGGGATCTGGAAAAGCGCCCGTGCTCGAATAACACTCTATGTCAAATGACATAATTTTTAGGGGCGCGATATCATCTCGGGCCAAAGGCGTGATCAGGCGCCAGCTCGGTGCCCAGAGATTCACCTCGCACGAAGACCCTACATCCGGCTCACACAATCCAGGATCTATCCATCCGGTCGACGAAATTCCGGTCACGTGCATAAACCGCAATACAGGGTCGATATTTGCCTCGTAAACTTTACAGCCTGAAAATTCAGGAAATTCGCGATTTTCGACAGAGTATACACAATTTCGCATAGCTTTGTGTGTTTTGAATTCTATTCTGATAAATCGAGAAAGTTCTCCATTTTGGAAACCCCAGAGGTCTTTTGCCCGAACGACCTCGACCTTCGTGAGGCCTTTCCAGAATGTGCTTTTTATGAACGGAGCGAGGTCCGAACTTGTTTTAATATAGAAATATGGGTTGAATTTCGTTCCCAAAGAAACTGACCGGCCATCGCTCGAACGTCCAAAAATTCTGATGGTGAATTGCTCATCATTATCTTGACCGTCCCAAGCGATTGCCTGGAAATTCATTTAATTTATTAATGCTTGAAAGCTTTAAGCTCCAGTGGAACCGAACCCCTCTGCGCCTCGCTCGGTTGGCGGAAGCTCGGTGACCTCCGTCACGTCGACCGTCTCAAACTTTTCGAGAATGAGCTGTGCGATACGGTAACCAGGACGAATAATGAATGGCTGGACCGCATCCAAGTTCTGCAGGACGACCTTGATCTCACCGGTATAATCAGGGTCGACAACTCCTGCAAGGGTGTCCAGGCCGTGCTTTACGGCCAGTCCAGAGCGAGGTGCAATGCGACCGTAGGTTCCTGGAGGAAGGCCGACAGAGATTCCGGTCGAGACGACCACACGACGGCCTGGCATAATGACGTAGTTGTCAGTGCTGAATAGATCAAGACCGGCAGATCCAGGCGTTGAGCGAGTTGGGATAACCGCCGAGGGAATGAGTCGGGTGACATTGAGTGCCATTGTGTCATTTAAAGGTTCGTAACCTTTAAATTATAAATGGCCGGGTTCCATGTTGGAAAATGAATCTGCCTCGCGACATTGTCTGGTTAGAGAAATGAGTTTCTATAATAGAATGAGTTTACCTTGTTTGTTACTGGATGTGGACGGTGTCATCATAAGAGATCGCCTGCTTATGAATCACGTGAAACATAACGCGACTCGATATGTAAAAAATAAGTTGCCCGATTGCAAAGATCCCGTTCTCCTGAACAAACACCTGTATCTAGCATACGGTCACACCGCGGTCGGACTTAACAAGCAGTTTGGGATAGACGTGAGTGATTTCAACACTTGCGTTTATGACAAAAGTTTAATGACCCATCTTGCCGAAGTTTTAGAGACACCTACATTTCAGGATGATGCGGAAATTATTAATGATTTGATTCTGAATGGATGGAATGTGACTCTTTTTTCAAATTCACCGTTTCAGTGGGTCCATAGGACGGCCTTGGCCATCAGCGACAAGTTGTCTATTCGGTGTCCGGGAGGAAATCCATCCGTCGCATATTTCAAACCTAACGTGAATTTCTTCAAGGAATTCGACACGTGCAAACGTTATTACTTTGTTGACGACTCGCTCAAGAATCTCGGGGCGGTCCGAAACATGCCAAATTGGACGCCGATCTATTTTTATGATGAAATAAAAGATAACAATTTGTGGTGCCCCCAAGTTTCCTCGATTCACGAGTTGGCCATTTGGTTGTCAATTTCCAGAATCCCGGGAAATTCTGTATAATATATAATCCAAATCCAAAAATAATGTTTCTATATTTTTTGAAATTATCTTTTGGTAAGAGAAATTTGGTTCGATTTCTTTGGCAAGACCTTCGAGAAGTGTATAGGATCGTAGTATAGTGAGAGTCGTAGCGTCGAGTTCGACCGGAACCTTGCTCGCCTTTTCTTGCATTTCGGGTGAGGATACACTAAAAGATGAAAGTTCAAGAGTTTCTAGATATTTGAAAAATTGTTCTATAAAAACGCGTGTAACATCGCGGTCTCTGATAGTCATACCCATTCGGATCATGTTATCCAAGACCTCGTCGACGTTGGAAGTCTGAACCCCGTATACAAAATCTCTTATGGCTGTCTTATATTCGGGTGTAATTCTAATTACATTTCCAAAATCATAAATCACGAGGGTCCCTTTGTCCGTCACACCGACATTGCCCGTGTGGAGGTCTCCATGAATTACGCCCTCGTATAGTAATTGTTCTAAAAACATATTAATTAATCGGTCAGCCTTGAACGGATTTCTGATTCTGTTGCTCGGCACGTAGTCCATGGCTATAACATCATTGTTGGAAAACTTGGAGTAAGGTCTCGGGACGATCACATCTTCGCGGTCCCTGTAAACTTCCCGAAAGGTTCCTATATTTAGTAGTTCGGTCCGAAAATCAATCTCGGACATGAGACTTCTTTCAAATTCATTGAACCACTGGGTTACGAATTCTGTTTCAAAATTAGGAATGAATTGAAGAATCTTGAGGCCATCTTTTATAATCTTTAAATCTTCACGTATCTGAGTTTCTATTCCGGGCCTCTTGAATTTAAGAACTATCGAACGGTCCTTGAGCCGGGCCCGGTGGACCTGGGCGACCGAGGCGCATGCGATGGGGTTCGGATCCACATTTGTTACACCCTTTGGTATTTTTGATTCAAAATTGGAAAAGTCTATAGGGGTCACCTTGTCTCTTAGGGGCGCGAGGTCTTCCGAAAGTTCTTTGCCAAATATGTCCGATCTGTTGGAAATAAACTGACCAAGCTTAATTCCGACGGGTCCTGAACCGTCCAGAGCGGTCCGTAGCCATTTGCCGCGGTCCTTGGGTGGAACGAACCTGAGACCGAGACCGATCTCTAGTGGTCGAACCACACGAGGTGACCACATTTAACTAGTTATTGTGAATATTTTATTTTCTTATATTAACCAATGAACAAATACAGGGTCGGGACAGTCCGGCAAGGAGCCGACCGTGCAGGACGCGCTGTATATAAACAGGGATATTTTGGAGAATATTTCACTTTATTCAATGCAAAAAATAAAAACGGAAGATTTATGCGCTTTCCTGTGAAGGTGTCGAATATAAACTTCATGAACTCGGCTCGGCCAATTTTGAAACGAAATACGGGCCTCAAGACTGTGAACGGGATTCCTATAATAAAAGGATTTTTTGGCGGACTGAAAACTATAAATGGAAACACCGTATACAAAGGTCCGAGAGGCTACACAACAACCCGCCCGGCTCCGTTTGTAAAACCTATAGGTCGGACTAAAAACACTGGACAGAACGTCATCGCCACCCCCTTTCACGGTTTCCGGACTTCCGGCAACTATCGACCTGTAATAAAAAATCGCGCCAATGGCCAGTTTAGGTTAATGACCAATCAAGAAAAGAACTATTATCAAGGATTTACTCCGAGATTTCAACTTCGACCTCCTCCTCCTTGAGTTTGAGAAAACCCTTGAGCATCTCGGTCTCATCCTTGGCCGTCTTCTTGAGGGCCTCGTGAATCTCGCGGAAAGTGTCCATCCGCTTGGACTCTGCGATGCGGCGGGCGCGCGCGAGGCGCTTTGGGAGCTGGAAGGGCGCCGGCTGGGGCTGAGAACACGCACGAATCATCATTTAATATAATATAACTAATTTTTCCAAATGCCCTTGCGCGGTTCC